CGATAAAAGAGTTTTGTTGTACTGAAATACGATTTAAAAATTTATATATAGAAAGAAGATGAGTAAAACAAGTGTAAAAAGTAAAATTGAAGTCTTAAAAGCATGGCTTCAAAGTATTAATCCGGTAAAATATATTTAAAAAATGGAAAAAAGAGACAATTCAGGAGCGTTATTCACTAACGACAAACGAGAAAAGGAAACGCATCCGCATTATCAAGGTAAAGCTACAATCGGTGGAGTTGAATATTATGTTTCAGCATGGGTAAAAGACGGACAAAAAGGAAAGTTTCAAAGCCTAAGTTTTAAACCAGTTCAGGAACAAGCAAAGCCAACAGCTGGAAAACCAAGTTATGGCAATAAAGACTTTGACGATTTTTTAGGTAACTTATGAATTACGCAGCACAAGTATTAAGCGAAGCGAATGAAGTAACACGGGCAATGGTTAAACAATACCTACAAAAACACGAATTAAGCCTTAACGCTTTTTCTAAGTTAGTAGAGATTAGACAACCTAACTTACATAAATTCATGAGTGGAAGTAGTTTATCCAGTAGATCAATAGAAAAGCTGGGAGAGTTCTTTAGTAAATAAAAGGTTAGTCAGGATGCGAAGTATGGGTAACGCAGCCATTATCAGGTGCTCCCTTGTAAAGATATGAACAGGGCGCTGGGGGTTCGAGTCCTCCCCTGACTACAAAGGCTCGGCAAAGTCAAAAGTGCGGAACGTAAAAAATTCCGCTTTTTTTTATTCTTTTTGTTGTTATATTAAAAAGTATTATTATATTTGTTCAACAATTAAAACTAACAATTATGAAAAACTTATTTATGAATTGCCCTGAGTGTGGTGGAGATGGTTATGTAACTATTGATTTAAACGATACGCACATTCCTTATGAACAAAATCCTGTTGACTTTACTTGTATGTCATGCGACGGCAAAGGAGTAGCCTTAGATAAAGAAGAGGTAGAAGACCGTATTGGAATAGTTGACGATATGATACAAGGAATGCAAACACGAATGAGAATGTTAAGCGACTTTATTAAGACAGCAAACAAAGGTTATTTACCTAATTTAGCTCAAAAATACACGGATAGGTTAGAACTTTGTTCACGTGGTTTAGGTCGTTTGTTGAACTATAAAAGAAAATTGCATAACTTAGTCGGGTGAAATATTTAACGATACTTTTATTTCCTTTCATAATAGCCTTATTCTTTTTGGATAGGGCTGTTTTGCTTTTTATTTGGAATGTTCCGAGTATAAAGTACAAGAAGTGGTTGTTTAATGAGGTAGAAATGGGTAAAAGCATAGTTCGTGTTTTAGGTGGTTTAATAGTTGTTTTATTTTGTTTATTACTTTTGATACTTGCAGACTAATAAATTTTTAAATGACCTTTACGCAGACCATAAACACTGGATTAAAGTTGTGCGCTCGTTTGGAGAGTATTATTTAGCTGAAGATATAGTTCAAGAGATGTATTTAAAGTTAGCAAAACACGAAAACAAAGAACGATTTTACCGCAACGGAACTATTTATAAGGGTTTTGTATGGATTGTTTTACGAAATATGTATTATGACTTCGAAAAGAGTAAACAAAGGCTACAGAAAGTCGATATAACGGAAGCAATTCAGTTAGTAGATGAAGGTAATCCATACGAAAAGACGAACGCTCAAAAGCAATTAGAAATAAAAATAAACGAAACAGTAAACAGTTGGCATTGGTACGACAAACTATTATATGAACTTTACCGAGATACCGGAATGAGTACACGCCAAATACAAAAATGCACGGGTATTAGTTTCAAATCAGTATGGCAAACGTTAAAGTATTGTAAGGATAGTTTAAAAATAGAAGTAGGCGAACATTATGAGGACTACAAAAATGAGGATTACGAATTAATAAAATAACATGGAATTCAAAATAGGTGATATTATAAGGGATGTTGAAGATGGCGACTGTTATTATGTAGGTGAAGTAACTGAAGTAGAAAATAATGAAGTTGCAAAATACAAAGTTTTAGATGTGTTTTGGTGTGGGGATTACATCAAAGACGATGAATATATAGGTAAAATAATAGAACCACAATGGTGGTATATAACTAAATAAAATAAAACATGGCAAGAAAAAGACGAACAAAAGCTGAAATATTAGCAGCTGAAAGTAAAGGGTTAGGAGATACCGTTGAAAAGGTACTTGAAGTAACTGGAGTAGCAAAGGTTGCTAAATGGTTATTAGGAGAAGATTGCGGATGCGATGAACGTAAAGCAAAGTTAAACGAGTTGTTTCCTTACAAAAAGGCGAAGTGTTTAGAACAATCTGAATACGATTGGTTAACAGAATGGTTTGACAAAAAGGCGGAAGTAATAAAGCCAAGTGAACAAAAAACAATACTTGCAATTCATTCAAGAGTGTTTGGAGTACGCAACGAACCAACTTCATGCGGATCGTGTATTTTAGAAAGAGTAAACCAATTAAAACAAGTTTATAACACATACGAAGATGCCAATTCCTAAACCAACAGCAGAAGAAACAAAGTCGGAGTTCATTCAACGTTGCATGACCGATGACAAAATGGTAAGTGAGTTTGAAAACACGGACCAAAGATTAGCAGTTTGTTCAACAAGTTATGAAGATAACCTATCCAAAAACACGAACGAAAATTGAGCATAACATTAACCAGCGATTATTATATTGTATTTATGAACCCAAATAAACATAAACAAGATTGGAACGCTCTAAGGTTAATAATGAAAGTAGCAGAAATAAACTACTGTGTTTTTATAGACTATAAAATTTATTCTTTAGAAATACACGCAGTAACAAAAGACGAATTCAACACATATCAATATAACCCTAATTAACTATGAATGAACAATTGACATATTTAATGAGTGATGGTGCTTATTTTAAAATAGGAAAATCAATAAATCCAGAAAGACGTTATAAAGAAATTAAAACTGGTAATGCTAAAATTAGATTAATTTGTTATGGCAATGGAGTTAATGAAAAATATATGCACGATCGTTTTTATACAAGTCGTATAAATGGCGAATGGTTTAAATTGAATGATGAACAATTACGTAATGCAATTAGGTTAATAAAGTACGGAGAAAATAATTTATATTTAAACTACGATAACACAGTTCAAAAAATGATTGAGGGTAGTTTAAAATCCGATAAATTATCTGAGAAGTATATTATTGATTTTGGAAAATATAAAGGAACGGCAATTAAAGATATGACCAATGAAGAACAATTTAAATACTGTAAATGGTTATATAATCAAATGCGTGAACAAATGACAAAAGGAGAAAAAAAACGCTCAAGAAAATATAAAGCATTTCATTGGGCGATATACAAAAACACGAAACAAAATATATAACAAATGGCAAAAGTAGGAAGACCAAGAAACTTAAACAGCCCTGAACAACTTTACGAACTATTTGAAAAGTATAAAGCCAACGTAAAGGCGAACCCAAGAATAAAATATGTGTACGGAGGTAAAGACTTTGAAGAAAGAGCAGAGCCACTTGAATGCCCTTTAACAATGGAGGGATTTGAAATATTCTGTTGGGATGAAGTAGGATGTGTTGAGGACTATTTTAAGAATCGAGATAAAAGATACGATGAATATGCCCCCATCTGTTCACGCATACGCAAAGAAATACGCCAAGACCAAATAACTGGAGGTATGGTAGGGCAATACAATCCAAGCATTACACAGCGTTTAAACAACTTAAAAGAGCAAGTTGAACAAATAAACATTGAACAACCTTTATTCAAATTAGATGCTGACGATAACCAATGAGGATAACATGGAGCTAATGGCTCGGTATCCGGATAACTATTTTGATTTGGCAATAGTTGACCCTCCTTATGGGATTAATGTAAATGTTTCAATGGGCAGGAGAAAAGGAGATAAAAAAAGTGATTATCATAAATTTGCAGGTAACGATAGTTCAATTCCTGAAAAAAAATACTTTGATGAGTTATTTAGAGTTAGTAAAAATCAAATAATTTGGGGAGGTAATTATATGACTGAATTTTTGAAGTCTTCGCCTTGTTGGTTATTATGGGATAAAGGATTTTCTGAGGATGTTACTTTTGCTCAATTTGAAATGGCATGGACTTCATTTAATTCAAGTGCTAAAAAATTTGATAAACACCCAAGTCAACAAAACAGAATACACCCTACCCAAAAACCAGTTGCACTTTACAAATGGCTTTTAGATAAATACGCAAAGCAAGGTAATAAAATACTTGATACTCATTTAGGTAGTGGCTCAATAGCAATAGCTTGTCACGATTACGGCTTCGAGTTAACAGCGTGTGAACTTGACAAAGAATACTTTGATAAAGCAATGCAAAGAATAAATAACCACACAGCACAAACTAAATTGTTTGTATGATAGTAACAACAGCGATTCGTAAAATAAACTCTTTAAAAAAACGAATCAAAATAATTCAAGGAGGAACAAGTGCGGGGAAAACATACGGAATCCTACCGATATTAATAACAAAGGCGGCTACATTTCCACGAACTGAAATAAGTATAGTAGCTGAAACAATACCACACTTGCGTAGAGGTGCATTAAAGGACTTCTTACGCATTATGAAAGATACTGGGCGTTACTTTGATGAACGCTTTAATAAATCACTTCTACGGTACGAATTTGCAAATGGAAGTTTTATTGAATTTTTTAGTGCGGATGACAGTAGTAAGTTACGTGGTGCTCGGCGTGATATTCTTTATATAAACGAATGTAATAATGTAACCTTTGAAAGTTACAACGAACTTGCAATACGTACAAAAAAAGCCGTCTATTTAGACTTTAACCCAGCTAATGAATTTTGGGTACATACGGAACTAAAAGACGAACCCGACGCAGACTTTATAATTCTCACTTACAAGGATAATGAAGCTCTTGACAAGTCAATTATTGAACAAATAGAAAAGAACCGTGAGAAAGCCTCTACAAGCACGTATTGGGCTAATTGGTGGCGAGTATATGGCTTAGGTGAAATAGGAATGCTTGAGGGCGTTATATTTTCTAACTGGAAACAAATTAATCAGTTACCGAGTGATGCTCGTTTAGTGGGTATTGGTTTAGACTTTGGATACACGAACGACCCAACGGCAGCAGTTGAAGTTTATACATGGAACGGACAAAGAATACTTAATGAACTTGTTTACCGTACAGGAATGATAAACAGCGATATTGCTAAAATACTTCCTGACAACGTACCAATTTATGCGGATAGCTCCGAGCCTAAGTCAATAGAAGAAATAAGACGCTACGGAAAGACGATAAAAGGCGTAACAAAAGGCAAAGACTCAATAAACTTCGGTATTCAAATAATGCAAAGCCAAGAATATTTAGTAACGTCAAACAGCGTTAATCTAATTAAAGAACTACGCGGTTACATTTGGGACACGGATAAAACTGGCGTTCGTTTAAACAAGCCTATTGACTTTAATAACCACTCAATAGACGCAGCACGTTACCACGAAATGGAAGTTTTAGGGGTAAACCCTCATTACGGAGAGTATTTTATTCATTAATTCACACAAATGACAGATGACCTCCCGATGATGGTGCACATAGTTGAGAAATATATCCAAGAAAAGAAAGGTGTTCGCATAAAAATAGTGTTTGATGATCCTATGAAAATACGAATTCACACAAAAATGTTAGGGCAAGCGTTTGATATTGCCTTAGCTTACTACAATTACCAAATATAAAGTTATATAATTATGAAAACGGAAATAGTTATTCCTACAAGCCTAAGTGAAATTCCTTTAATGAACTATCAAAAGTTTATGAAGTTAGTTGAAGGTTCAAACGATGAGGAGTTAATAGCACAAAAGTCGATTGAAATTTTCTGTGGTTTAAATATGCAAGAAGTATTGAAAATAAAATGGAGCGATGTTGTTGGGTTAGCTAACCACTTTAATGAGTTATTCCAGCAAAAGACGGAATTCAAAACAAGGTTTAAAATAAAAGACATGGAGTTCGGTTTCATTCCTAATTTGGAAGATATGAGCTTCGGTGAGTACGTAGACTTAGACCACAATATAGGCAAGGTTGAAACATTCCACAAAGCAATGGCGGTTTTATATAGACCGATAACCAAAAAGACGAAAGACACTCATGAAATAATGGAATATTCAGGAACCGAAGAATTCTCGGAGTTAATGAAATACGCCCCCTTGGATATTGCAATGGCTGCTTCGGTTTTTTTTTATCATTTAGGAAACGACTTAGTTCAAGCTTCGCTTACCTCTTTGGAAGTGGAGATGACGAAGAACAAGGAACTCAAAACGACTATTCAGAACGGGCTCAATTCAATAAGCAATGGGGATGGTATAATTCAATCTATGCACTCTCTAAAGGAGACGTTACAAAGTTTGATGAAGTTACCAAATTGGGAATACGGAAGTGTCTTACCTACCTTACTTACGAGCGACAAAGAACTGAAATAGAGAATAACGAATTAAAAAGAAAATTTAAAAATGGGTAACTATTATAATTTATTAGACACGTTAAAAGGACACTTCGATAATGATGCGTTTATAAACACAATTACGGAGGGTGACATCTTTGCAGTTGATTTATCTAAGCAAACTATTTTTCCTTTGGCGCATATTATTGTTAACTCAAGTTCAATTGAAAATAACATAATTCGTTTTAATGTAAGTATTCTTTGCATGGATATCGTTGACATCTCAAAAGACGAAGACACAAACACGTTTATAGGAAACAACAACGAGCAAGATGTATTAAATACAATGTTCGCAGTTCAAAATAGGCTTTACGAAAGTTTAAGACGTGGTGCATTATTCTCTGACAATTTTATGGTAGACGGTAACGCAAGTTGCGAACCATTTGCTGAAAGGTTCGAAAACTATTTAGCAGGTTGGACGATGACACTTGACATTTTAGTTCCTAACTCAATGACTATTTGCTAATGAGTGAAACACTAAAAGCCTTAGAAAAATTCCGTGACGAAGTTGTTAAGGGAGCAAGGGCAGAACTTAAACGCCAAAACAAAGACACGTCTGGAAAACTATCCAGCTCAATACAAGGCGAAGTAAAAGAGTTTAAAAACTCAATAGGTATTTATTTTGAAATGGAGCCTTATGGAAACTTTCAGGATAAAGGAGTTTCAGGTAAGTTTAAAAAATACAATACTGAATACAGCTATAAAAGTAAAATGCCACCTCCGAGCAAATTAGATAAGTGGATAGTTCGAAAAGGCATAGCACCAAGAAACGCACAGGGTAAATTTCAAACAAGGAAAGGTTTACAATTTGCGATCGCTAAAAACATATTTAAGTTTGGAATTAAACCGAGCTTGTTTTTTACTAAGCCATTTGAGAAAGCATTTAAAAAGCTTCCTGATGTGTTAATAGATAAATATGGATTAGATGCTGAAACGGAATTGAATTCAATATTAAATCAAAACTTAAAAAATATAAAATGAGTATTTTTGC